AATTGCTGCTGACCAACCAAGAATAATAACTCGGACGAGAGTTGATACACCCTCATCCGCCCACTCAAATTTGTTTTCCTTTTTGGCTTCCTCTTTCTTTGGATTATCCATAAGTAAAGAGTTAGGCTCTTTTATTTATCAAAGACCAGCAGCATCTAGTCTTGCTTTCAGTGTTTCAATTTCAGCAATCGCTTCTTGAAGTGCTGCTGTAAGAACTGGTGTTACTTTTCCAGCCTCAACCATTTGAACATCCATCACATCCTCACCCGTTTGTTCATCTTTTCTCATTCCGTCTTTTACACCACCAACTGCTTCTGGAATTACTTCCTGTAATTCATGAGCAATAAATCCAACATGGTTATTACCTCTATCAGTTTCAATGTAATCAAATATATGAACCTTAAGTTGTTTTACCTTATCAATACCACTAGTAAAATCTCTAACATTTTTCTTAATTCTATAATCTGAGGCACCACCAAAGATAACACTAGTACCATTCCAAACAATAGTATCTTTAGGAGAACCATTTAGATAGAAGGCGGCCCACCTATTGTCCTCACCACTATTATAATTAAACTTATTGAGATACATCAATGACCAACCAGTATTAGTATCGTTGGCAATAATCATGGTTCCTTTATCTCGTCTGAAAGCAAAATTGCCGCCAACACTACTACTAGTAGTATCAAGATTACGAGTGTTATCTGTTTGGTCGTAGTTAGACGCACCAGTTGTGTTTAGACTGAATGTTCCATCTCCATGTATACGAAGTCTTTCAAACGTATCATATTCATCTACTATTCTAAAATATCCATTTGCTCCATTACAATCAAGAGAGAAAGCATTAATGAGGTTTTCTCTCATTGTGATCTTCAATTGAGTTCCAATTTCACCACCGGCAGTTATACGCATCTTCTCAGACAGATCTGTCTGAGAGGATCCATTATTTGTATGAAATACTATCTCTCCACCAAAACTAGTGACATTATCATAAACAGCACCAATTCTACCTTTTACCCAAGTTGGATATAAGGTATTTGTAGTTCCAAACTCTAGAGCAGAACCAGTATTAAGTCCAGTATAAGAGTTTCCTGTAGAAAGTCTTAAAACAGGTGTGAGGTTACCAGCCGTAGTATCATGAGTTGCATTAATTTCTAAGGGCACCCTTGGAGCAACCAATCCGACGCCAACACCATTATTAGCTACACAAAATACTGTTTCATCTATATTGTATGTGCTGGTTGAGTTTGTATCTATACCAACTTGAAACAATGGTCCATCTAGTGAGACACTTCCATCGGATACTCTAGATAATCCTACTATTGGTCCGCCGTTATACAATGCATCGCCGTTACTACCAGTATCGTAAAATCTCGCAATGGTTCCTGCCGTAGCTCTTTCAACATCAAGACGAACAACAGGACTCACAACTCCGACACCAACATTACCATCTTGGTTAATAGTCATTCTCCTAGTAATGACTGAGCTGGAGTTATTTGTTGAAAAATGCAACTCCCCTGCACTTGATGCAACTGCTCCAGGAGCTGACGCTATCTGAGCTTGTAATTTTTTTTCGTTTGCAGTATTTTCGCCATAAAGGTTTATAAATGTTTTTGGTGTTGCTTGTACACCTGTATCCTCACAATAAATAGAGAGAGTCTTATCTCCAGTTCCTTCTATTGATATGTCTTCCTTTGTGATGAGTCGCCCATCAGAAGTTATACGAAGTGCTTCTGTATCAGCATTTCCCGCGCCGCCACCAGTTCTTATCGAAAATGCACCAGATCCTGTAGTTGCTCCATAACATCGTATTCGTAAATCATTTCCACTAAAATCCAATACTCCAGCAGAAGTTTGACCAGCACTTAAGGTTCCCTTACAAACAACTGGACCTTGAACTACAAGTTTTTCGCCTGGATTATCAGTCCCGATACCAACATTATCACCAGTCCAAACTAGATTATTACTAGCATCAATCTCTAAACTATTGCTACCCTCAACTAATCTATCAGCAGGAGTAACACCCAGTCCAATCCACTTAGCACCATCCCATTTGTATGTGATAGATCCTTCTGTAAAAGTATCATTTACACTAGGACTTGCTGGAAATACAATTGCCATTTGACTTTAGATTAGAGATACCCTGATGTATTTATCTTACTGTCTAATTTCTGTTGCTACAGCCAACAATGCACTAGATTGTCCGTTTTCACCTAATCTAACTGTTTGAGCATCTCCGGCAACTTTTTGCTGAAGTTTATATTCTATTGTGGATGTAGTATTTGGTGTATCTACAAGACCAACAGACGCTGGTGCATATGCAACATGATTTCCAAGACTAATAGTTCCTCTAAAGAACAGTTGACCACCACTAGAAGTTCCAGCATCAGTTTCCACTCCATCAATAGTCTTTCTACATCTTACATAATGATATGAACCAGCACTATCAGTACTTTTAGTTTGCAAATACCACTGAATATAAATTTTACTGTTTGAAAATACTGGAGTATATTTAAATTTGTAATTAGCAGCGTCTGTATAACCGCTGTCAGCTGTTTCATTTTCTGCGCCAGAACTAGGAGCAAAATGATGAAATTGACGAATCATACTACCAGGAGGCATCTTCTCATAAGAAATATAAAGAGAGTCAAGTTCTTTTAACTTTTCTCTGACATCAAATGCGGGTTTGCTTACTCTAACTGTCATATTACTGCTCTATGATGAGTGAATCGTGTGCTGAAATCGCAGTTGTAACTGCTGTAGTTGTATTATTTATTCTGTTCAATCCCAGGAAGTCGCTACGACCTACTGATGTTCCTACATGAACTTGATTAGTTATTTCATCATAATCAATTGCGGTGACACCATTAGAGGAACCATATAACGTTGCTATAGCATTCTCTTGGAAGAGACATTTTTCATCATCATACATCTTTTTGGCTTGGTCATCTGTTGGAAATCCCTTCCCAACTCTTGCTAATGCAATTGAACCTCGGAAGAAATTAGAAGGTCCAGTTGGACTTCTACCAATTTCCAGAGGAGTTCCTGCACCAAAACTAAGATTTCGCGCTGGAGAAGATGTATTTGAACCAGTTCCAGATTCAGCTTTGCCGTCTACATACATGTAAAGTGTGCCATTCTTTCTTCCAACAATATACTGCATCCAAATATTTTGATCAAATTCAGTGATTGATTGTAGAAATGATTGTCCACCAGGGTCTTGTATAAAAATCTGAACAAAATTACCTGCAGTATAAAATTGACATCTATTACTGTTGTTCAAATCTCTTGTTATAATTTTTTGGTTGTTAGTATTATCATCATTCTTTATCCACGCCATCATATAAAAATCATCAGTTCCAAATTCCATCTCAGCATCATAAGTAGCTACTAGATAATCATCAGAACTAAATCCACTATAAGCAACCAGTTCTGAACCAGTTGCAACAGGAGTCTTTGTGAGTGTTCCCATTCCCGCAAGTCGTTGATTATTTACACTACGATCATAAATAAATTTGTTTATTTTTTTGATTGATACATTATCAATAACCATCGTGCCACTGTTATTTGCGTATAAATTAATGGCAGTCAAATTAACACCAGGTCTTTGTTTCCACATTGCATAAATTTTAGTACCTCCATCAACGCAATAAACGTCTACAAAAGATGAATTATTGTGTGGTTGTGTTGTAGTAGGGTCATGATGATTCGATATACCAAAATTAGTTGCAGCTCCACCACTAACAAGATCTGCAGTTAATTGATAATATTGCCCTGACGTAAAAGATCCAACCTGTTCCAGATATCCAGCACTACCAGTATGTTCTGCTTGACCACTTCCATTGATAGACCAACCAGTTCCTAATGTCCAATCTGAAGCATTCGAGAAATCACCACCTGTTACTAACTCTGGACCAAAATCTGCATCAGTAGAGGTATCATTTAGGAAAGCACCCTTACAATCTCCGTATTGATATCCAGTGTTGTAGTCGCTAGTAATATGAGCGACCATCGAATCAGTTACGGTAAGAGCAGCATAGTTTGAATCTCTATCTCTACCATCTATTACAATCGAAAGACCTGATTGAGGACCAGTACTACTAATAGGAGTATTTGCTCCAACAAAAAGTTTTTTATCATCATTTAGGTCAGATGCTATAAACCTATTAGATCCATAAAGAAGTGCAGTAGGGTTTTCAATAGTTGGATCACCACCATTAGTAGTAGGATTATATCTCCATACTCCCCCACCATCACCAATAGCATCAGAATTTATATTACTAATTCTCCATCTGTTTTGAATTGTGCCATTAGCAGTATTATTCCAGGTTAATGTTTCTCCTCTAAAAAGAACCTTGGATGCTGGTCTAGCACCAGTGTTATCATTAACTTGGAATACACTTAGATCAGGACGAACCAACTGAACTCCTTGAGCAGATGCAAGAGCAAGAGTAGGAATAGGAAGTCCACTGCAAGGATCAACATTGTTGAATCCGTTTGGTAAAACGGCCATTGCTACATCATTAATGCCAGCATTGCTCAGTCCGCCAAAAAGACCACCTGCATAATAAGAAACCCCAGCATTTCTTCCAACAATTTTTGCTTTTGAATAATAAAGACGACTAGTTGCCCATAACCAATATTGTGAATCGGATGGAAATTGTATACGAGAAATTCCCCACCCACTAGTAGATGGAAATCCAACACATAAATCACCATTTAACATAGAGACTGATGATATTACTTGGGTCGATAATGATAAATAATTTGCTGCAGTAGAAGTTGATGGGGTAAACACCATCCACATTGGTAGGTCTGGATCATCCCCATCATAAATTGTTACCTTTTGGCTCTCAGCAACTATAACAGCAACAGCAGGAAACTCCCGTCTGCTACCTCTAACAGAAGTATTCAGAGTTTCATTATACCAAGAAGTTTCTTTAGTTTTTTTTCTCCAAGCACCACCATCACTATCTTTTGTGGTATCATAAACAAAGACATCTACTGCAGTATCTGATATTGATGCTGATATTGCACTCAGATTATTTTCTCCTAAAGTACCGAAAATTGCCATGTCTTATGCTACCTCTGTAAGATTGAACTTGTAGGTCTTACCGTTCCTTCTATTTATTAGGAACAGGTCATCTTCACCCTCTTGAATTGTGTATTGACCCCAAGTTCCATCTACTTCATTAGCAGCACCCTCGTTAGATAGTTGAAGGTCAGCAGAGTAGATGTTTGCCCAACGATTAGTCGCTGAACCAAGATCCTGTGTAGCGTCTGCAGATGGTTCAACATTACCGATAGCGGTTATACGCAATCTTTCTGTGATATTTTGTCCTGTTTCTTTTGTAAAGAAAGAAATTCTACCATCATCATTAGCACTTGTTTGTGTGGTGCCTTTAATCTGAGCAACTATATTTGTACCATTAACAAAATTAACTCTACCTAAGTCAAAATCAGCATTAGTAGCAGCAGCACCATTTCCTAACCAAAGAAAACCAGACGAAGAAGCATCGGCACCAGAAATAGAAACATTTGTATAATTTCCACCCGTTACAGTCCATGGTGGGACATCACCAACAACTAGATTTCCTTTTAAGTTAGTAAATCCATCAACAACTAGATCAGTTGCTGTTCCGTTTGGTGAAGCATCAACCCACTGACTTGAACTGCTATCAGTATAGTATACGAACATGCGTCCGTCGTCTGTGTCATACCAAAGGTCTCCGGGGTTAGCAGGAGAAGGAGCAGCAGATTGAACAGCAGCACCGCCACCAATCTTACCCCAAACATTACCATCGTATCCTTCAAATACATTGGAAGTATTATTCCAACGTAGCATACCTTCTAGCGCAGTGCCTGGACGTTCTGTTGTGTCATTACCAGAAGGTAGTCGTATATACCCTGTTCCAGTTAGATTTACATTACCAGATACTGTTAGAGCAGTTAAAGTTCCAACAGAAGTTAGAACAGAACTAGTAACACCAGTTCCAAGACCAGCAACAACACCAGTTCCAGCAGTGGGTCCGATCTGAGTCAAACTCAGCATTTCACGAGCATTTCCAGAACCATCAATGATGTTGTAAGTCTTACCTTGAGCAACCTCCATGTCTTCAGAAGACTGCCAAGCATCATTAGCATTGGACCATAAGAAAGTGTGTTGTGTATTACCAGCAAGAATAATACCACCGCCATCTGCTGCAGAATCAGAAGGACCGATAGCACTAAACGTTGGTGTTCCAGTTCCCGTTACGTTGTTGGAAAGCACCGCACTGTTTCCAGTGATAGATACAATCGTTGTGGCATTTGGAACACTAACTCCACCTGTATTAGATGTAACAACCATTCCAGGAATTAATCCTAGTGTTGGAGAGATTGATGTAATATTTGCAGAACCATCAGTAGTAGCACAAGTAAATGTAGTACTTACAACTTTAGCAAGTTCAATATTTTTATCGGCAATTTCAACAACGTTAGATTTTACAGTAGTTGTAGTTCCATTGATAACCAAATCACCCTTAACTGTAAGAGTGCTGTTAACTGTTAGATCATTACTAACGGTAACATCAAAATTTGCATCACCTTTAACCCAGAACTCAGTACCAGATCCAATAACAAGTTGTCTATTACCAGCAGGGGTTGGTGGAGAATAAGTAGCATCATTGACTGGGTTTGTACTATCAGCAGGTCCAATCAAAACATTACCAGATCCACTAACATTATATCCAGCATAGTATCCAATACAAACGTTCGCATCTCCTGTGGTATTTTCCTGAAGTGCATTGGAACCAATTGCCGTATTATTATCTCCAGAAAGATTATTCAACATAGTTGAACGACCCATAGCCGTATTAAGATCTCCAACACCATTAGATCTCAATACTTGGAAACCATATCCAGTATTTCCAGCTCCCGAATTTATTGTTAATCCAGTTTCGTATCCAACAGCAGTATTTTGAGAACCAGAAATAACAGATAACAATGCTTGTTTGCCGATCGCAGTATTAGTTGCTACAGCACTCTGTCCTCTACCTACAGTCATTGGATCTGACGATCCACCTCGGATTAAAATATCAGAGTTAACAATATCAATTCTAGCATTACAAGTTAAAAGGTCTGTATTAGCACCACCAACTGTGAGATCTTTTTCTACAACTAGATCACCACTAACAGTTGTAGTACCAGATGTATTACCAATTTCAATTTGTGTGGCAGCACCACCAAACTGGATAGATTGAGCACCAGAATTGATCAACGCAAAACCAGTAGATGTAGTAGTAAGACCAGTTAAGATGACAGGATTAGTTTGGAAAACAAGATCATCAATACCAGTGGTTCCACTGATCAATGTTCTCAATTGAGTTGCTGTCGTAGAAGCAAATGATGCAAGAGTATCTGACTTATATGCTACATCACCACCAACTCTGAAGTTTACATTAACATTTCCAGTAGCGTTATCAGATGTGAGAGTTAAATCATTATTGATATCAACTGTCTTACCAGATTGAATATCTAGATTTGCGGATGCTGTAGTTGCAATCTCAAGTCCATTAACAGAAGTTGCAACTGCTGCACCAAGTGTTGGTGTTGTAAGTGTTGGATTAGTTAATGTTTTGTTTGTGAGAATTTGTGTTTCTGTTTCTGTTACAAATCTCTGTTCAACAGAACCATCCCAAGATCTCCAGTATCCACCACTTTCATGCCATTGGAATCCTTTATATGAAGTAATAACACCAGAAGGATCAGAAGTTCTATTGACTTGAATACCACCATCAAATCCAACTAAGTTATTACCTTTTCTTAATTCAATAATATTATCTTCTACCTGAAGAACACTGGTATTAAAAATAGTTTGAGTTCCCGAGACAGTTAAGTCTCCAGCAATAGTAACTGAAGAACCATCATCAGTAATAATACTATCTGCAAACTGTCCATTACCATTATCCCATTTCATCACAGTGTTTCCACCAAGATTACTATAATTTTTCAATCCAAAATTAGATCCTGATAATATAAGACCATTATTAGCAGTTAAACTAGCACCAGTATCACTATTGATTGAACTAATTACAACTTCTACTTGACCACTTCCATTCGTGGTTTGGGTAATAGTTGTAGCGCCAGCTTGTTTGAGAATAAAATCTCCTGCCTGTGGTGCAATAGGACTTCCATTGTTATCACTACCAACTTTAGTGATAGTATTGGTATCTGTGCTATCAATATTAATAACATTTCCTGCTTGACTTACAATTACATTACCACCAGTTCCACCTTGGATAGTAACATCAGTTGAATTTGTTCCAAGAGATGATGGTGTATAAGTTCCAGTATTACCGCCTCTAATTCTAGTAACAGTATCAGTAGATGTGTAAGTAATAGTAGAATCGCCACTACCATCAACACCCTGAGAAACTACAGTTCCTGTTCCATCTAAGAATGTAAATCTTCCTGTTGAGGTATCAGCAGGACCATATGTGCCACCAGACCCAGCACGAATTTTAGTTTTAGTATCAGTATCTAAAGCATCAATATTAATTGTGCTACCAGTCATTGTTACTGTAGCAGCACCAGTATTAGTAAAATCAATTGAACCGGAAGTTGCAGATCCACCAGATGCATTTAAAGTTGTGATAGTATTATTATCTACTACATGACCACTAATAGTAATGACATCACTACTATTATCTAAAAATAATGATAATGCTTTAGATCCTGCGGGAGTAGTAGATGGTGCTCCAACTTCAATAGTAACATCATCATTAATACCAGCACCAGAATTACCACCAGAAGTTAATCTGATAATTTTTTGAGATGCAGATGATCCATCTTGAGTAGAAATACTATAAGTTGTATTATTATCAGGAGTGACTACAGTTCCACCCAATGAAATGAAAGTGCCATTAATAGAAATACTATTATTTGATAGCGACGAATTTGGAATATTTGTAAGAGTATTAAGAGCACCAGAAATTGTACAAGTTTCTAATGTTTTATTAGTTAATGTTTGAGATTGATTTAAATAAACGTCACCAGGACTGTCCCAGAATACCGCTGATCCATTACTAGTTAAATATTTTCCAGCACCAGTATCACCACTAACAACAATCCCGTTGCCAGTTAATTCTAAATTGTCTCCTGCTACAATTTCTTCAATCTTCTTTGAAATTGCATTAACAATTAACGGAAAGCGGT